ATGCAAAGATCAAAAAGCATTCCCTGGTATATGTCACGCAGATGGCACAAGTAGAGTGCAGACTGTTACTAATCGCAATAATATGAAATTTAGAGAATTGCTAGAAGCTTGGTATTCTGCAACTGGTTGCCCGATGCTACTAAACACAAGTCTGAACATTAGAGGTCAACCTCTTGTAAATTCTTGGAATGATGCTGTCAAATTTCAAGAGACATATTCGATAAAGGTTTTCTAATCTAGCCTTTGACAAGTCGTGTAGTTTTGTATAATATAGGCTTATGCAACTACACATTGACCACAAATATCTCAGCATGTTGTCGCTGAAACTCAGCCTCTTCAAGAGAAAGAGTGATCGACTGTACAATTTTCGCTGCCCCTTCTGTGGCGACTCTGAGCATAGTCGAACCAAGGCCCGCGGCTATGTCTATCAGAACAAGGGTATTCTCGTATTCAAGTGTCACAATTGCAGTCATAGCACCAACATGTCAAAGCTTATTGAACATGTTGACCCTGCGCTGGCGCGCGAGTATCGACTTGAGGTATTCAAGGAGAATAATGGTGGTAACACTGGTCCAAAGTTTCTGATACCAAAGCCACAATTCAATGCGAAGCCAGAAGCTGAGCCTCGCCTTACTGATCTTGGTCTGGTACAGATATCCAGTCTACCAAATACCCATCGCGCCGTGCAATATCTTGACGGTAGAAAGATTCCTCATGTTAGGTTTGAGGATCTGTATTATGCAAAGGACATGAAGGTTTGTGAGGCGCTGAATAGTGGTTACAAGGATCGCCTAACATCAGATGAGCGAATTGTTATACCGTTTCGAAATCTAAACGGCGAGCTTACTGGTGTGACTGGTCGCGCTATGGGTAATAGCAAGATACGGTATGTCACAGTTCGCATCAATAACGAGCCTCTGGTCTATGGGCTAGATCGAGTTGATGTGAGCAAGACGGTTTATATTCTTGAAGGTCAGTTTGATTCGATGCTAGTGCCAAATTCAATTGCGCCTGGTGGTACAGATATGGTTCGTGGTCTGTCGTATATTCCGGGTGACAAGGCGGTTCTGGTATTTGATAATCAACCTCGCAATAAGCAGTTGGTTGATCAGATGCAGAAAATGATTAACAGAAATATTCCTATGGTTATTTGGCCATCTACTTGGAAATATAAAGATATCAATGAGTCAGTAGTGGATGGGGTGGACCCCTCGGAGGTGGTGACTCTGCTAAATACCTGCACCCACCAGGGGTTAGCTCTTAATCTAGCCCTTCGTGATTGGAAAAAATGCTAATGGAGGATATTATGGGTGGGCCGAAGGTCAGACTAATTTCTTATACTCAACCTGTGGATGAGATTAAGAACCAGGGTATCTCAGATGCTCTGGAGCTAGTAGCTTTTTGCGCTCGGGTATCCAACCCGAGTAATCAGTATAATAGCGAGAGTGCGGAGAAGCTGGTGCGATATCTTGTCAAGCATAAGCATTGGTCGCCTCTAGAGATGGTCGATGCTACGCTTGAAATTGAAACTACGCGAGATATTACGCATCAGATTATTCGGCATCGCTCATTCTCATTCCAAGAGTTTAGTCAGCGATATGCTGATCCGACTAAGGACATGCAGTTTGTAACACGCGAGGCTCGCCTGCAAGATAACAAGAATCGACAGAATAGTGTTGATGTCGATGATGTCCATTTGCAAAATGAATGGTATCGTGCACAGCAGCGCGCTCTATTTGCTGCCGAGCGCGAATACAAGTGGGCCATTGCTAATGGTATCGCTAAGGAGCAGGCCCGCGCTGTCCTGCCTGAAGGTCTAACTACTTCGCGCATCTATATGAAGGGATCTATTCGCTCTTGGCTCCATTATATTGAAGTTAGAACTGATCCTTCGACTCAGAAGGAACATCGTGAAGTTGCATTAGAATGTGCCAAGGAAATCGCTAAGATTTTCCCTAATATCGTCAACATCTAACATTACCGGAGGCACATATGCTGCTTGACCACCTTGGTGTGTCGATTGACACCTCACGCGACTCTTTACTTTCAGAATTCTCTCTTACTCTTTTGCGTGACTACTATTGTCGCAAGGATGAAGATACGCCGCAGAAGTCATTTGCTCGCGCGGCTGTAGCTTTCTCTGGTGGCGATCTTGGTCTCGCGCAGAGGGTCTATAACGCGGCCTCCAAGGGTTGGTTCATGTTTGCATCACCTGTGCTGTCTAATGCTGCTCTGCCGGGTGAGAAGGTCAAGGCTCTACCGATTTCTTGCTTTCTGACATACGTGCCAGATACGTTAAAGGGTCTGATCGATCACACGGCTGAGTTGCGCTGGCTATCAGTCAAGGGTGGTGGCGTCGGTGGTCACTGGTCATCTGTGCGATCTGTGTCTGACGTTGCGCCTGGTCCGATTCCATTTCTACATACTGTTGATTCGGATATGACTGCATATCGTCAGGGTAGAACTCGCAAGGGTTCTTATGCTGCATATCTTGACGTGTCGCATCCAGACATCATGGAATTCTTGACGATTCGCGTGCCTACTGGTGATGTGAACCGCAAGTGTCTCAATCTACATCACGCTGTCAACATTACCGATGACTTCATGCGGGCCGTTGAAGCTGACGCAGAGTGGCACCTACGTGACCCGAATGATGATACTGTGCGCGAGACAATGCGTGCAAGAAAGCTTTGGGAGACTATTCTTGAGGTGCGCTATCGCACGGGTGAACCTTATCTAAACTTTATTGATACTGCGAATGCTGCTATGCCGCAATCGCTCAAGGACCTTGGTCTAAAGATTCACGGTTCTAACCTCTGCAATGAAATTCATCTACCGACAAGCGAGGAGAGAACCGCAGTATGTTGCCTATCTTCGTTAAACCTAGAGAAGTACGACGAGTGGAAGAACTCCAATATCGTTCGGGACCTGATTCGAATGCTGGACAACGTGCTCCAGGTATTCATCGAAAATGCTGGCGACGAAATCTCACGTGCGCGTTTCTCCGCGCAGCGCGAGCGGTCGCTCGGTCTTGGCGCAATGGGTCTGCACTCATATTACCAACAGCAGGGCGTTTCATTTGGAAGCCCGGAAGCACGTGGTATCAATCGACGCATATTCGCAGATATCCAGGAGAAGGCCATCGCTGAGTCCCGCTCACTCGCAACAGAGCGTGGCGAAGCACCAGATATGATTGGTAGCGGTATGCGAAATGCACATCTGATTGCTATTGCACCAAATGCAAATAGCTCTATTGTGCATGGTTGCTCACCGTCTATTGAACCATGGAAGGCAAATGCATTTACGCATCGCACCCGTGCTGGCTCGCATCTTGTTAAGAATGTGTATCTAAAGAAGGTTCTTGCTGATCTTGGTAAGGACACAGATGAGGTGTGGTCCAGCATTATCACGAATGGTGGATCGGTGCAGCATCTTGACTTCCTGAGCGCACATCAGAAGCGAGTATTTGCTACGGCCATCGAGATTGATCAGATGGAGATTGTTGAGCAGGCAGCTGATCGTCAGAAGTTTATCTGCCAGGGTCAGTCACTCAATCTATTCTTCCCGGCTGGTGAGTCGAGAGGTCTACTACACAAGGTTCACTTTGCAGCATGGAAGCTTGGTTGCAAGGGTCTATATTATCTTCGCACAGAATCTTCAAATCGTGCAGAGAACGTATCTAAGAAGGTTGAGCGCAATAAGCTGGTTGATATCAGCGAAGTGCAGGTTCAAGAACAGTCGCAGGAGGAATGCGTAGCATGTCAGGGCTAAAGACTATGGATATTCGTATTGTATCAAAGACTGGTTGCCCCTTTTGTGAGAAGGCAAAGGAGTGGTTGACTGCCAGAGGGTTGTCATATACCGAAGATAGAATGGACAATGAAGAAATTCGTTATGCATTCTATCAGCAACACAAGGTAAATACTGTGCCACAGGTATTCATCGATGGTAAGCGCATCGGTGGGTATAGTGAACTTGTTGCGCAGGGCGACAAGCTGCTTGTCAAGGAGCGCGGTGGGCTCTTGGAATTCTCTAAGGTCTATAAGCCGTTTCAGTATCCTTGGGCCGTAGAAATCACACAGCGTCATGAGAAGGCGCACTGGATCGAGGATGAAGTAGACCTTGGAGAAGATGTCACCGATTGGAAGTCTGGGAAGATGGCTGGGTCGGATAAGGAATTCGTCACCCAAATCCTCAGACTCTTCACCCAGTCCGACGTTGCCGTCGGGAAGAACTATTATGACTTGTTCGTGCCCAACTTTAAGAATAATGAAGTGCGAAACATGCTCGGCTCTTTCGCCGCACGTGAAGGCGTACACCAGCGTGCTTATGCACTTCTGAATGACACTCTTGGTCTACCTGATGATGTGTATCTTGCATTTCTTGAATACAAGGAGATGGCCGACAAGATTGACTTCATGACTGAGGCTGATACAAGCACAAAGAGTGGGCTTGGTCTTGCGCTTGCTAAGTCTGTGTTCAATGAAGGTGTCGCGCTATTCGCATCATTCGTCATGCTACTGAATTTCCAGCGATTCGGTAAGATGAAGGGTATGGGTAAGGTTGTTGAATGGTCGATCCGCGATGAAAGCATTCATGTAGAAGGTAATGCATTTCTCTTCCGTACCTTCTGCGCCGAACACCCTCGCATCGTCAATGATGATTTCAAGCAGCAAATCTATGAGATGGCCCGACAGGCCGTAAAGCTTGAGGACAAATTTGTCGATCTGGCCTATGCGATGGGTAATGTCAATGGTCTGACAGCTGATGAGGTAAAGGCATACATCCGCTATATAACGGATAGGCGCCTCCTACAGCTGGGTCTGAAGCCTAACTTCAAGGTGAAGGACAATCCTCTGCCCTGGCTTGAATGGGTGCTTAATGGTGCTGATCACACCAACTTCTTTGAGAACCGCGTCACCGAATATGAAGTCGCGGGTCTTACTGGCACTTGGGAGGAGGCGTACTCGCATGGAGAAAAAACTAAAGTCAGCGCAGATTGATTATGAAGAGGAAGATGAAATCACATGCGGGTCGTGTGATGCAGAATTTACACTAGTTTATAAGACCGATCAAGACGGCATCCTATATGCACCAGAGTATTGCCCATTCTGCGGCGATCCTCTGGATTTAGAGGATGACGACGACGATGATGAAGATGAGGAATACATAGACGAGGACTAGGAGCTTCGTCTATGACATTAGATTATGACAACCCGTGGGAATTTGACGGTACCCCGTTTACAAGCGAGGATATCGGCAAATCCTACGGGTTTGTTTATCTTATTACTGATCGAGTAACTCATAAAATGTATGTTGGTCGCAAATATTTCTGGTCAATGCGTAAGAAAAAAGGCGCATTAAAGCGCAAGCGTGAAGAAAGCGACTGGAAGATATATTATGGGTCGGGTGATGAGATTAAAGCCTTAGTAAAAGAATTTGGGCAAGATAGGTTCCATCGCCAAATTTTATCTGTACATTCGACCAAAGGTGATGTAAATTACTCTGAGGTCCGAGAACAATTTCGACGTGACGTGCTAGAAAAGGATGAATATATCAATGGTAACATCAACGGCAAGTGGTTCAGAAAACCACAACACATCATCGCAGGCCGAAGAACTTCCAGCACATCTGGGCGGTCACCTTAATCGAACTCACCTTGACCCTGGTGCGCTGCTGGTGATCCGAGATGCATTCGATATCAAGTCGATGCTTGATATTGGGTGTGGTCCTGGTGGTATGATTGAGCTGGCTGAAAGCATTGGTATTCGATCTTGGGGTATTGATGGTGACCCGTATGTTAAGCGCCAAACCCCAGTCATAATTCACGATTACACGCTCGGTCCAGTTGATGCATCGCGTCTACCCATGACACAATTTGATCTAGCATGGTCTGTCGAATTCCTTGAGCATGTCGAGGAAAAGTTTATCGATAATTATATGCATAGCTTTCGCCTATGCAATTATGTCGTATGCACGGCAGCACCTCCTGGTTGGCCTGGTCATCATCATGTCAATTGTCGATCTATTGATTACTGGGTCGGCGCATTCGCAGCTAACGGTTTCGAATATGATGGTAAGATGAGTGGTAATGTTCGCGCTTATTCCACGATGCCTAAGGGCTTTATGGGGCGCACTGGTATGTTTTTCCGCAAGAGAGGTATGTGATATGACTGAGCCAGTTAGACTTTTCATCGGCACCTCAGCTAACGGCGAGGATGCTGAGGCTGAGATGGTGTATGAGTATTCGCTAAGAAGCCACACCTCTCGCAATCTCGACATCACGTGGATGCGACAGACTCTTGATGCGGAGAGCCCATGGGGTGGCTGGAAGACGCAGGAGTGGTCAACACCATTCAGCGGGTTTCGCTGGGCGATCCCTGAGGTCTGCGGGTTCAAGGGTCGCGCGATCTATACTGATGTTGACATGATTAATATGCGCGATATTGGTGATCTATTTGATATCGATCTTGAAGGCAAGCCTATGGCCGCGCGCAAGGGTACTCGCTTTGGTGGGCATGAATTCTGCGTTATTGTATTTGACTGCGAACACATGGAGCAATATCTGGCACCAATTTCGCGCATGAAATTGAACCCATCAGCTCACCAACGCTATGTTCGTATGTTTAGCGGTGATGATGGGCTTGTCAAGGAGCTTGACATGCGTTGGAATTGTCATGACGGTGAGGGTCTTAACCCGAATGAGATTTGGCATCTTCACTTCACAAAGATGTCAACGCAGCCGTGGAAGCCCAAGTGGTTTACGGGAACACCAGAGGCGCATCCGCGCCCCGATCTTGTAAATGTGTGGCATGGTCTTAGGGACTCGGCAAAGGCGAACGGTTATTCGATCAAGATTCCGAATACACCGTATGTACCATATAGGATTATTGGGCGATGAAAGACTTCTTTGAGCAGCCAGACACTTTATGTGTTATGGCCTCATGCGATGAGCTGTATCTAGATGCACATGGGCCATCCTTTGTCGCATCCAATGCAGTAACGGATAATTCTATTCATATTCATGTTATGGTCAATCACACTACTCCTAAGAGTCTGGTGATGACAAAGCTGAATCAGCTTCGCATTCGTTATAGTGCACTTGCTCGCAAGGGTAAGATGACATTTTCTATCGAAA